ATTTTAAGTTTTCCGTAGCCGTTAGGACCGTCCATCCACATCTTGGTAATCATGTGTGAAACACGATCAAGATTGATTTTTAAATCCGCCGGGTGATCTAACTCTCCGCAAACCGAATATCCACCAGCGATCTGCTCGTTGAGCGTTTTGACAGCCTTGCCAATTTCTTGAGAAGAATAAACACGTTGATTTGCATTGCGGATATCTCCCTGAATGCAAATCCCGTTTAGGTGCAACGACTTTTTGCCGTTGATTCCTTCTTCGCTCTCCAAGACAATCTTAGCCTGGTCGAAACTCAAATGTTCGCTAAGGTAGTTTTTCACCGTTATGTCCTATTATCTACGACCACGGAAAAGGCTTTGCTTGTTGTCAGCGGATTCTTTCGAACCTGCTTTCTCAGCACCATGTCCTGGCTCTTTTTTGCTGAAAGCATTACCTGCTTTACCACCTGGGACATTGATGTTACCAGCATTCTCTTCTTGTGGTTTGCCTTTTAACAAACCATTTCCTTTCAATTGACCTGTACCTTGTTCGCCACCGTCTGTGCCATTACGACCGCTTAGAATGTTAGCAGTTGTACCGCCCATATCATTCTTCATGTTGTCGATAATAGGTTTTGTGTTGTCAGCTTTTTCAGCAGCGCCTTTCTTTTCAGCACCGTGACCACCTGGAACTTTTTCTACGTATTCACGTACTGTTTCTAGATCAAAATCTTCGTTGTCTGCGTCGTGATCGCTTGGGCCGCCCATGTTGTCTGCGTCTGGCTCAGAATGACCACCTTTTAATTCATCAAACTTAGCTTGTAGTTCGTCAACGATAGCGTCTAGGTCTTGGAAAAGTTCTTCTTCAGACTTTTCTTCTTCCTCTTCACCACCTAATGCGCCTGCTAGGTTGTCTGTTGGATCTTCTTGATCTAAATCCATTTCGTCATCGCCTTCGTAGGCAATGTCTTCAAATTCTTCGTCTAAGTCGTCATCTTCGTTGGTTTCTTGAGATGTTTCGTCAACTTTTTTGTCTTTAGTATCTTCGTCATCTTTATCTTCGTCTGAAGATTCTTCGATGTCTTCGTCTTCGATTTCGCTTTCGATTAATTCTTCGTAAATCTCACGTGATTTACCTACTACATATTCGTGGAAAAGCTCTTCGGCTTTTGCTTGATTGTCGTTCACTAGATGTTCTAACATCTGTGACAGTAAATTTTTATCTGCCATGTTGTATTCTCCTTTGGATTGTTAAGGCTGTGTTTTATTTACTACGTAGATAAAAAAATGGCTTTAAATGGTACTTTTTTGATTGATTTCATTTGAATATATAGTTTCAGGAAATTGTTTCTGAAATTCTTCTACAGTGATATGTGTAACATTGGGCATTGACCCTAATTTGTCAGGTATCAAGTTTCCAGGTTCTATAACTCTGTAGTATCTAGTACTTCTAAATTCCTGAGCCACACGCTCAGTTTGATTCAACCAATTGCCATAATACGTAGCAACGTCTGTACTTCTTTTATAGTTAAACGTATCTGCATAGATATTGTTTAATTTGCCTGCTATACCCTGGTAATCAAAACCAAGAATATAGATAGTTTTATGCCCTCTGCTGGATGCTAACCATAGGGCTGTTGGGCCACTGCTCCATCCTTTGTGAGGATTAAAAAAGTTTATTTGATTCTTAGAAGTTATTCCTTTGTTAGGATTTGTCCAAACTTCGTGTGTTTTATTATAGCCAGCTGATATGATTTCGTTGACCATTTTTACGTCAACTGCTATTAAACAATGTGGTTCAAATTCTCTATATAGGGCATTACAGCCGTAGACTGTGCCTAAATCTAAAAGAGATGTAAGGTTAACAGCTTCTCTGCTGCGACCGTTTCCTAGTACAAAGGCTTGATTATTGGGCGGGTTCTGCTTCAACTGGGGTTGCATACATTTGTTGGATGAATCCCAGCTCTGATTTTTCTTCTGCTTCGTGCGCTTCTGCTTGCATTCTCAGTTGATTTATTTGACGCAATGTTAGACGAATTTTTCGTTTATCATCTTTTTCAAGAACAGAACTATCGTTGCTGTTATCGTATCTACGATCGTTTGCAACGCTGTCGGTTTCGTCAAAATAAAAGAATTCTTTAAGAAGCATACTGTATTTATATTGAGCTAGGTTATTGGGCTGGTGCTGCTTCTGCGGCTTCATCGCCGGCTGCGCCAGCTTCTGCTGCTGCTGCCATATCTTCTGGTGCTTCTGCTGTTTGCGTTCCAAGATCAGCAGCCATTCCGCCAGGAGTTACTCCAGCTGAACGCATTTGAGCGGCAGCATCGCCTGTAGGTTTAAGCGTAGCACCGTTCTCTTCTCTCCATAGTTTTTCGTTTTCTTTGATTTCGTCTTCTGACAAACCTAAGAAACGTTTTAGAGCAAAACGTTTAGAAAGATGAGGAATCTGTGATACAGTACTGTAAGTTGCTGCTCTAGCAGTATCAAGTTCTGATTGACGATAAGCAGCAAAGTTTTGAGGCTGATTAAATTTAAGTTCAAATAAACTTGAATCAATGTTAATGCCTTCTGACTGTAACCATAATTTAAATTCTAAATCAAATGTTTCTACAATCATTGATTGTAGACGTTTACAGTATTCGTTGAAGCGTAGTTCTTGAATGTATGCTGTGCCTACTTTACCATCAGCAACTGTGTTAGGTTGTTCATCAATGGCTGTAGGAAGGTAAGAACTAGGTATGCGCAAAGCCCTAAAGAGCTTGTTAGTAAAATAACGTAAGTCAGTAATTTCGCCAAGGTTTGTACCTCCTGGTAGCGTTTCTACTTTACTACCACGACCTTCTGCAGTCTGTGGAAAGAAGTAATCTTCGTTTACACTTAGAGGATTATAACTAGCGTCTATGACGTTTGCTCCACCGCCTGTGGCTGATGGAATACGACGTTGTTGGATTTCGTTTTTAACACGTTCAACAAACGACATCGCCATGTGCGCTGGCATATTTCCAACGTCTACATAGAAAATACGTCTTTCTGGAGCACGTTGTATACGATAGATAATGATAGCGTCTTCAAGCAATTCTTTTTGCTTGTAGACTTTGAATACTGATTCTAGTAATGAATTACCAAAAGGATAATTGTTGTCTAAGCCTTCACTTAAACTAATGTGTACAACATTTTTTGCATCTACAGTAATTTCGTTTACTTGATTGCTAAAACGTGTGCCTGGCGGCTGTGCTGCGGTACCTACCATACCACGACCAAATCCGCCACCGCTGGTATAGCTTGAAGTTCCGCTAGGTGCTGTATTGGTTGTACCGTGTGGTGTTACTGCTATTAAATTCTTGAAATTAAAGTTAATATCTCTAATTACATATTGTTCAGGAATCTTACCTTCACTTTCATTTACAATAATTTTACTTACTTTAGCAGCATCAACAAACAACCATTTTTTAGTTTCTGGATCACGGATAAAGAAACAGTCACCATACTTGAATGTATTGCGTACAATGCGGAAGATGCGTGTTTCAAATTGCTGTTGTTTAGTCCATTTTTGAAGTGCATCTTTTAACAAGCGAACTTCTGTTCCTGTAGGTGATCCACGGAAAAATGTATGGAATGGTGTTTGATTTTCTTTGTCTTTTTGAGTGCAAAACTCTGTAAGAATGTCAAGCGCGGCATTGACTTCTGAGTCCATGTCCATTGTGTCATATTGCATATAACGCTCAACACGATTTGGTGCACCTGCGTAAACATCTGGAAGAAATGATGAATAGTTTGCACGAGCCGGCCCAGGTCTTCCTCGCCCACCAATTGGGCTAACATTGCCTGATTGGTTATTAACGTTGACTGGTGTAAAGTATTTTTTCCAACTCATAATTTATTGTTATCCATCAATGGGTTACGAATACAAATCTTGGCTCATTCCACGTAAAGCGCCAAGCTGTTGATCACCAATTTCCTGATGCGATTTGTTGATCTTAATTAATTGATCCATCTTAGTATTTAACGAAGCTAGCAGAGTTGCAGGTGATTCTTGAGTAGCTGGTGCTGGTGCTGTTTGTCCAGGACCTGCACTTCCTGGTCCATTTTGTTTTGCAGCGGCATCTTCTTTAGCTTTCTTTTCTGCTTCGGCTTTTCTAGTAGCTTCGTCAGTCATAGTCTGTCTAGCACCTTCTGCGCCAGCTACATTTGTTTTTGGTGTTTGGATCAATCCACTGTTTTGTTGTGCAGCCTGCTGT